GTACTCGCAGCGCTGATGCCTCTTGATAGACTTGGTGTATTACCAACGTTCTCTCGTTATTGGGAGACGTTACACCTCAGTTTTCTTATCGATTGGTTCTTCAATGTAAAGAGCAAGCTTGACGTCATCGATAAAACGATGAAGTTTATGGCGCTTGATGTGGCCTATGTCACTAATAGCGTTACACTTTACAAGCCAATCGTTCCAACAAATTTTCAGGTAGAGGACGACTCTTCGTACAAGTATTACGTACGTTTTGTTTTGCCAGCCGCGCAGGTTTTTACGCCGACGCGTCTCGCCGTCCTTGGTAGTTCGGGTATCCCCAGCTGGCTTTCTGCTGGGTCGCTGTTTTATAAGCTTGGTACCTAACTCCACCACTTTATACTAACAATGGGGGAACTAGTCCCGTGCACCATGCACGCCCCTTATCGTACTGCTTGAAAGGAGCATACACAATGGCTACTACCTATTCCTTAGCTTTCGTTGCTACACCGGATACTCAGCGCATCGATGCGCCGATCTTGGATCCAGCCACCTTCGCGTCGGGCGTAACGACCCCGAATGCTCAAGGTGGTGAGGACACCATATACCGACACCTGGCTAGTGCGCCTAATACGCCCACGACGCTGCGTGTGGGGTACTATCCGCCTACCAAAGCTGGCCTTGGTACTAATACCTCGGCTAAGCTCAGGGCCGTCGGCGTGAAAACCGATGGTGATGGCGTCGAAAGTTTCTTTCCACTGGAGGGGACCATCGCTTTTAATGATGGTTCCAATGGAATGCTAGACCGCGACGATGTCGCTGCTTTCCTGATGTTATTGGTTAGCGCGATTACTGTGGGCAAAGCTACCCCGTTCGCTCCCAACCCCGCCATGCTTGAAGCATTGGCTGTTGGTGCAACGGACGTGATGCCTGTCTTAGACGCCGCGATCCTCTAGTTATGTCTAGGCTCCGGTGGAGGGTTACCATCCCCACCACTATCGGGCGTGTTCCCGTCATCCTCGACGGTACTGACGCTCGATACGCCCAGGGTTTTCTGTATGGTACGCCTAATTACAACACGGCGCGCCTACTCAGCCTATCCTGGGTTTGCCTATTATCGGATAATCCATTAGCCCCCCCAAC